ATCTCTGTGGCTTTGATACCTTTAAACCATTTCTTAGCGGCTGGCTTGCCATTAGCACTAAACTCTTTAAGTTGTTCTTTGGGCTTACGCAATGTTTTTTGCACACTTGCGTTGGCATCAAATCCCAGAATAGAACTGTTCTTAACTGAGAGTGTACCTGCATATTGGTCTGCAATATAGATACCCAACTTGCGTGTCTTTGTATTGAACACCCAAAGCTCTTGTGCTGTAAGAATTGTAGTTGGGTCCGCACTTTTGAGACTCAGTTCTTTAAACTCTTTTGCGTACTTTAACTTAGACACAACCTTTTCTGGGCTCACTGCCTTCTTCTTGCGTGGAGCCTTGCTGGCTTTCTTAACTACATTGTAGCTGTTGGCATCTGTCAAAGCCTGTTGCCACCATTTAATCATAGCAGTAATTTGACGCTTGCCCAAATGCTTGTATGCTTCTAACAGTTGGCTGTCTTTAGTAGAGTTGATGTCCTCATACTCTGCAATCTTTTTGTTGATGAACTCTTGTACAGTCTTAACCTGTACCGCTGGTACGTTCATTTGTGTCATCAACTCAACTAGTTTAGGTTCACCTTTGAGCTCTGCGGTAAAGTCATCAAAACGACCTTCGAGTTCTCCTAAGAACTCTGCTGTCTTCTCTGCCATACGTTCTTGTATGTTAAACTTTGGCTTGTCATCTTTAACTTCTTCTACTACTTGATTGGAAGTGTCAATGCCTGTGTCGGCTTGTTTAAGTTGTCGAACAAGAGTACGTAGTGTGCCAAAACGTAGTGCTAGTCCAACTCGGCCTGCTCTTAGTGCAAAGCCAACTGTGGGACCAGGCCAAATATCGCCACGCTTGACTGCATCTGCCACTTTTTGGCGACGTGGGTTACGTGCAAGGAATTGGCTAAGCCATTCTGCGCTTTTCTTTTTGTCTTGTGTATGAGCATACCAATTAAGTGTACGCATTACCTGTGTCTTGTACTCACTGTCAGACCAAGCTTCTTGTTCTTCTACGCTAGGATAAGTGGGTTCTTCGCCAACATACTTGACATCTACTTCTCTGTAGACAACTGTTTTGGCTGGAGGCTCGAAGCGCCATGCCAATTTATCTGTACTTACTTGTTTAACTGCTTTTTTGGTAGCCATACTTGCTCCTAGTAAAAATGTAATTATACACTAACTTCTATTATTTGTCAATCGCCCTACGCAACAGGAGTTCTTGTTTTGAGAACGCATCAATCTCCCAAGGCATATCCAAATACTTTGTATTTTTGTTGTAGCGTTTACCTTTCCAAATCCTAGCTTCATTTGGAAGGAACTTCATTTGCCCTTTGGCTAATTGCTTGACGTGTACCATTTCGTGTGCTAAAGTACTAGCCATTTCCATCATTGTGATTGGAGTAAGACGTTTTGGTGGTTTGAGTAAGACCATCATACAGTCTGCTACTTCAATATTCATTGTAGCACCTTGGAAATCTTCTTCCAGGTCTTTAGTAACTTTGACTAGGACTGCTCGTTTGCTGTTAGTAAGTCCCAACTGTTTAATATATGAAGGCATCAAACTAGCCAAAAACTTTTTAATTTTTGGACTATCTGCGTCCACATCATATTCCATCATACCCGACTCCAATTTATGTGTATAACGTATTATACTACAGGCTTCAATTTGTGTCAATAAAAAACCCGCCGAAGCGGGTTTGATTTAAATTGGATTAAATTAATCGTTGTTCCATAATAATTCGCCGCCAACAATACTAGCATTGTAAACAGTAACATTATTTAGACCCCAAGCATTAATGTTAATTTGTAAGTTGGCGCCATTCGAGTCCATACCCGCGGCAACTTGAACTCTAGTAAACCCAGCGGCATTTGTATTAGCAGGTAAGTTAGTACTATCTTTCCAGATACCACCATTTACAATCGATACGCCTGTTGCTACACCTGCGTTATCTGATGTAACACGAACTCTTAGTGGAGTTGCGAAATTTGCGTGACGGAATTCAAATTCATCGCCCACGTCATTGGCACTACCACCATTAAGAATAGAAATATTTGTCACTGTTTCTTCACTGACAAATTCAGTAATATCAGTACCCAAACTAGGAATTGTACCATATGTTGCTCCTGGAACTGCACCCGGAACGCTTGATGCTCTGGCCGCAAATGTAAAGATGTTACCATTTGGTTGGCTTACCATATATAAATCTGTTTTTAGTTGAAGTGCTTGAACTGCCTGTGAATACAAACTATTGCTGTCATCGTAATTTGTTTCAATATCTTCTTCCATATCAACTACGAAGTATGCCAATTCTGGAGTTCCCATAGAAGTAACTGGGAGAATGCGTTTATAGTTATCTGTAATAGCCATAATAAAAATCCTTTAAAGTGTATTGTAACTATTTATACAAAAAGCATCTATTTTAAAGTTAGACAAAGAAAATTTTCTAGGTAAATAGTTATACTATGCCAAGACTAAGCCTGTGGAAACCCGAAAAAACTAACGACTACCATTTCATGGATAGACTTATCCGAGAACAATTTATGGTAGGCGGAACTGGCGTGTTGATCCACAAATACCTACAACCTGCTGATCAGGGTGCCAGCACTGATCCAACTAAGCCTAACTACAGGGCAGATGATGTATTGAACGAAACTAAGATACAAGACTTGTTGTTTTTAGAAAATCGTGATAGAATTTATGATCCTGATATCTATGAACTTCGCGGAGTTTATAACGTAGGTGATCAGGATTTTGATTTAACACAATTTGGTTTATTTTTAAGTGCCGATACAATCTATATTACATTCCATACTAATGATATGGTCGAACGTATGGGACGTAAACTAATGGCCGGTGATGTTTTAGAATTGCCGCACATTCGTGATGATTTGTTACTAGATGAATCAAAGCCTGCTATCAATAAATTTTATGTTATTCAAGATGCTAGTCGTGCCGCAGAAGGTTTTAGTCAAACTTGGTATCCGCACATTTGGCGTATTAAAGCCAGTCCTATGACTGATGCACAAGAGTATAGAGATATTTTATCACAGACTGCTGACAATGGCGTTGATACCTTAAAAGATGCGTTGAGTACGTATCAAAAAGAATTAGAAATATCCAAGGCTATTGTTGCTCGGGGCGAACAACTTGCTCCTAATATATTAGATGACCAATCTAACTTGTTACAAGACAATATCAAAACATATCAAGCAGATGCTGATCCAATATATAATCACGGTGAAGCATTAAATTCTGGACTAAGTTTTCCATTAAATCCGCATCAAGGAGATTTCTTCCTACGTACAGATTATAAACCAGCGGCATTATTTGCTTATCGTGGCACACGTTGGCAACGCATTACAACTAAAAACGGGCCTGCTGATTTACAAGAACACGTATTAAACGGAGCAGGCTTTATTAATAACAATGCTGTAACTGTTGTGGGCAATGAAGAAATGCCAGAACGCCAAGCACTAAGCCAAATTGTTAAACCTAAGACAGATTTCTAACTATGCAATATTTTTACGACGAACAAATAAGAAAATACCTAACGCAGTTTATGCGAATATTAGGAGGCTTTTCAGTTAAGACTGGCAAAGACCGTAATGGCGCAGAATCGTATATTCAAGTACCAGTGCGCTATGGTGATATTAATCGTATGGCGGCACACATACTAAAGAATCAAAGTGAGAACATGATTAATACTGTTCCATTTATTAGTTGCTATGTAACTGATATGACTATTAGTTCTGATAGAAGAATGAATCCAACTCACGTTGATAAAGTCAAAGTCTATGAAAAGAAGTTCGATCCCGCTACTGGTAATTATGTAGAAGGTGAAGTAGGTAACACGTATACCATAGAACGTTATATGCCAGTGCCTTATGATTTAACTGTTCAAGTGGATATTTGGACAAGTAACACTGAACAAAAGCTACAGCTATTAGAACAACTATTAGTTTTATTCAATCCTAGCATCAACTTAAAAGTTAACGATAATCCATTTGACTGGTCTAATCTAACTTACACTGAATTAGTAAACGTAGTATGGAGTGTTCGTCAAGTTCCCCAAGGCACTGATGATATCATTGACGTTGCGGCAATGAACTTTACTATACCTATTTTAATTAATCCTCCTGCAAAACTAAAACGTCAAACTCTTATACATACTATCTTAACAGAAATACGTAGACAAAAAACCGGAGAGCAATTAGATTGGGTTCCTGGAGATCCGATTCCAAACAAAGAATGGGTTATTGTAACTTTTGAGAATTTAAAATTACAAGTTAAAATCGAAGGTGAACGAGCAATACTTCTTAACAGTTCAGGAGGCACTACTGACTCAAACGGTAACGTATTGATGTGGAGCGATGCATTAAAGCCTTACGGAGAATTAAGGTTGGGCATTAGTAATTTAAGACTTAGAAGAGGCATCGATCCTGGTGATTTTAGTCAAGACATTATTGCTGTTATAGATGATATAGATATTGCTGATCCTAATATTGCTTATATAACTATCGATAATGCAACATTACCTAATACTACTGTACCTGCTGTAGACGCTATTATTAATCCTACACGAAGTGCTCCTGGTCAAAACTTGCCGGCACCAGTTACAGGAAAACGATATCTAGTTTTAGCTGATGTTCCTAACACAACTGCTTGGGGTATAACTAACGCACTATCTAATGATATTATACAATACAACGGAAGTAGCTGGACAGTTAGTTTTAGTAGTATAAGTAATAACAATGCCGTGGTGTTAAATACAACAACAGGATTGTACTATGAGTGGCGAGAAAGTCAATGGATTAGCGCAGTAGAAGGTACATATCAAAACGGATGGTGGAGATTATATTTGTGAAGCAGTTTCGGGGAGTTGGTGCTATCATCGTTAGTGAAGAGACAGGAAATGTAATGACAGTATTGCGTTCATCTCAAGAAAGTCATCCAAACACTTGGACGTTTGCTGGCGGCAAAGTCGAACAAAACGAAAGTCCTGTTGATGCATTGACTAGAGAACTACAAGAAGAATTACAACTTACAAAAATTAAAAAAATATTACCGTTACATAGATATCAAAGTAGAAGTAATGATTTTATCTACGACACATATATTGTGTTAGTTAACAAAGAATTTATACCCGAATTAAACTGGGAAAATAGCGGATTTGCTTGGACTGATATAGACTCGTTGCCTAGTCCATTACATCCGAAAACTAGAAAGATGATTAGTTCTTCTAGACTAATAACTAAGTTTAAGAATTTTTATAACTGGGTTGACAAGAAAAATGGCAGATATAATACAATTCCCAAAAAAGACACAAGCTCTTAAAATTATTAAGTCTGTTGACTTATACCATTGCTGGGATAGAAGGCTTGATAATCCTTTATTAAATAGTATTTTTAAACCTGAAGTTTGCTATGTAGAACGATGGTTTTTACAAACCAAGCATTTGCTCAACAACGAAGAAATGAATCATCCAATTGTAACGACATTGTTAAGCAATGATGACTCTACTCTTGATTTATTAATAGAGAGTACTGAAAAAGATTTAACATTACAACGTTACTTTGCAGATGTAATGTATAAAGACTCTACTGATGTTAATATCAGTAAATTAAATCGTTGGCTTGTTAAGTGGCAAGGCTTACGACAATATCGTCAGCGTTCTTAAATTCTTTAAGACCTAAATGTCCTATCTCAAAACTTATCTTAACATCTAACCATACTGGTATATTATTGTTCTTACAGTTTCTAAAGAACTCAATATCTTCACCGGTATATTGTCCGTTGTTAAATCCTAGAATGAACCAAGGCAAATCTAGTTTGTCGAATACTTCGATTTTTATCAAACAAAATCCCAGTGCCATGGCCTCTACTTGTATATGACTATCAGTTTGTTCATGTAGTCTCACATAAGTGTCCCAGTTATCTATATGATGCCAGGCTGTGGGAATAACTGGTTCTATTCTTTTACTGTATGCGGCACCTACTACTAGTTCATTAAAATTAAGCAATTCTATAACGTGACTTGGCTTAAAGATAATATCGCTGTCAATGAACATCACATGGGTTGCTCCCCATTCTTGTGCCGCTATGATTAGTTCGTGTCTTTGATTAGCAATTAATGTGCCTGGGCTTAAGAATAAAGAATGCTCTACTCCAATTTTAGACAAGGCTTTTCCTAAATTATACAAACTAAATGCACACCTGCTGTGCATTTGCTCGCGTGTAGGCATACATATCGCTATTTTATGATTCATTACTTAATCTTTTTAAGAACTAGTGTTGTAGGAGTAGTTTCATTGGTAGTAGGCAATCCAGAGTTAGCGTACTCTTCGTCTGTTTCCATTCCTATTCCAATTTCTTGTTCAGCTTTAACTGTTGCTTCTTTAATCTTATTAGCCAGTGTAACACAAATTTGTGTAGACTTGATATATAGATCTTCTGGAAGTTTTACCATTTTAGTCATGGTATCAATACTAGCTTTGCCAAATGTTAGAAGTTCAATGGCTGCAATTTTTCCTAGATATTCTGCCCAATGTTCTCGTTCTAACATTTCCCAATTAGCGACTTTTACTTCTAGATCTGAAACATCTTGATCTAGTAAAAATTTCTCTAATTTGTTTTTTTCTTCTTTTAGACAGTTTGTCTCAAAAGGTTTTGTTTCTGTTAGAAGATCGCTGTCAATCTTTCTAATTCGATTTATAACTTCGATTATATATCGTACACTGGATACACCGGTTTGGGCATAAAAATTTTCGCGCTCAAATTCACTTAGTAAATTGTAAGGGCATAACTCAAATAATTTGTTTAATTGTTCATTCATAAAAATACCTCAATGTTTTAGCATCAAGGTATTTATGTTGTAACTTCTTATTAAGATAATAATTAGTAGGTATAAGGAACAGTTGCACCACCAAATGTAGACGAAAAACTAATTGCTGTTCCTGCTGATCTACCTTTAAATGGACCAAGTGTGGAACTTAAACTAATATTTTGGCCAGCAGCCGGGGCTACGTTATTGTACGCTTTACGTACTTTGCCCATTGCTATTTCAGAACCTGTTGCTGGTAATAAAGCCATTTATAATCTCCTGTGTTTTTTATTTATCCTAGTAAACGGGACCGTAGCCCCGTTTACTTATCGGAAATTATAGTTGTGGCTTAGTGTTACCCAACTGTGCTTCTAGTGTCTTCACTTTAGCACTTAGTTCTTTAACCGCTTCGATTAACAATGCTGTTAGCTTGTCATAACGAACTGTTTTGTAACCAGCAAAAGCAGAATCACATACCAACTCAGGAGCAACTGCTTCAATTTCTTGAGCAATAACACCCATCTGGTGACGGTCATCAATACCTAATGCTAGAGCATCTTCGTTTGGATCAAAAGTAACACCGTTGATTGCTTCTACTTTTTCCAAAGCATCTGCGATAGGAACAATGTTTGTCTTCAAACGCAAGTCAGAGAAGTAAGCTGTAACTTCACCAGTAGCAGTAATTGCACCAGTAACTGTTAAAGCACCTGTGCTCAATGCCGTTGAAGTTGTTGCACCACGAGCTGTAACGCTTGCCAATGTATCAGTTTCAGTGTAACCAGTGATATAACCAGCACCGTTAGCGATTTGGTTATTGTTAGTTGGAATAGTGATAACACCAGTTGTACTGTTGTAAGCACCAGAACCAGCTACGAAACTGTTCGAAGCACGAGCCAATGCATCTGTATACTGAGTAATTGTTGTAGCAACAACACCACTAGTTACAGTAATACCTGTACCAGCTGTGATTGCGGCTCTTGCACGAGCATCAGTATAATATAAGTTAGAACCTTCACTAACATTAGATGTTGAAATGCTAACTGAACCACCTAAACTTACACTTGTACCAGCAACAGTAATACTGCTGTTAGCCAATGAGCTGTTTGGAACACTGCTTAAACTAACTAATAAGCTGTCACCGTGTGTAGAATCATCACTAGCTACTGCAACTGTTACACCGTTAGAACCACGGAACTTGAATGTGTCGTTGTTACTATCGGCTGCGGCAGTTGTTGTACCATCTGTAAAGTTCTTAAAGATGTTTTGTGAACTACCTAGGTCACTGTTTGTGATTACACCAGTTGAGCTGTTGTAACTAATACCTGTGCCTGCACTTACGGCTGCTCTTGCACGAGCGTCTGTGAAGTACAAGTTAGAACCTTCAGTGATTTCACTTGTGTTGTCTTTACCAGCTACTGCACTTGTTACAAAAGATTCTGTTGCAAAACCTGCACCGTTAGTCAATTGGTTAGTGTTAGTTGGGATTGTGATAACACCAGTTGAGCTGTTGTATGCTCCGCTGCCAGCTGTAAAGCTAACTGCGCCACGAGCCAATGCATCTGTGTACTGTGTAATTGTGTTAGTGATAACACCAGTCGAGCTATTGTAACTAATACCTGTGCCTGCACTTACGGCTGCTCTTGCACGAGCATTAGTGAAGAATAAGTTTGTTGAACCTTCTGTTAACTCGTCTGTGTTGTCTTTACCAGCTACTGCACTTGTTACAAAAGCTTCTGTTGCAAATCCTGCACCATTAGTCAATTGGTTAGTGTTAGTAGGAATAGTAAATACACCCGTTGTACTATTATAAGCACCGCTACCAGCCGCAAAGCTGATTGCACCACGTGCTAATGTATTACTGAAATACTTGTTTGTTGAGCCTTCACTAACTGCATCAGTATCTAATGTACGTGTACCACCTAAAGCAACGCTTGTGCCGTTGATTGTAATACTGCTGTTGCTCAAAGAACTATTTGGGATAGAACCTAAGCTGAAAGTACCAGTTGAGCTGTTATAAGAAATACCAGATGCACTTGTAGCACTTACGCTACTACGAGCACGAGCTGTTGTATGATATAAGTTCGTTGAACCTTCAGCTAATACGTCTGTACTTGTAGCCATTGGATAGTAAACAGCACCGTCGTTAGTGAATGTCCATGTATCTGAACCTTCATTCCAACGAATTTGTGTATTAGAATCATCACCGCGTTCAACTTCAATACCAGCGTTTTGAGTTGGAGCGCCTGTAGCATCACTGTTCAATGTTAAGATGTTATCAGCAACTGCAACTGTGTTAGAGTTAACTGTTGTTGTTGTACCACTAACTGTGAAGTTACCAGCAACTACAACACCATCGGCTGTAACTGTCAATGCTGTTGAACCATCGACTGTAACTGTTACTGTACCAGTGCCGCTGTCAACAACGGAAATGTTACTGTTACCTTGAGCAATAGCTGATGTGCTGATTGCACTGATAGCTGTATCAACATAAGTCTTTGTAGCCGCATCGTTGGCACTACTTGGAGCGCCTAGACCGATAACTTTGTTACCGTTCATTTCAATGCTGTCACCAAAGTTAACTTTGATACCTGCACTGTCAGTAATGTTTTTACCGGCTGCAATTTGTAACGTACTATCAACGTTAATGGTTGTTGAGCTTGAACCTAATTGTAAAACACCTGTACCAAGTGTTTTGATACGAATGTTTTCGTCTGTGTCCGCTGTGAATGTAATTGTACCAGAATCGTCTTGAAGAACTTTCTGTCCGTTAACATACAAAGAACCTGGACCTACGTAAATATCTTTCCACTGCTTTGATGCACTACCTAGGTCATAAGTAACGTCTGCACTAGGAATAATGTCACCAGCAATGCTAGGAATACCACCTGTTAGTGTTAAGTTAACAAACGTTGGGCTACCTGCTGTAGTTAATGTCTGTGTTGTGCTGATTGCACCAGTACCACTGTTATAAGTAATACCAGAACCTGCACTGATTGCGCTTCTTGCGCGAGTATTTGTAAAATATAAATTACCGTTTTCAGCAACATCGCCTGTGTCGATTGTTACTGCACCTGTTTCACCGTTGACGCTTGTTACGCCACCGATTTGAACAACACTAGCTGTTCCATTATCTTTTTTAATATAAATCAAGCCGTCATACGTATTGATTGCTATTTCGCCTAATGCTAACTGTGACGTCGTTGGTACCTTTGACGGTGTTGCACTACGCTTTAAAACTATTGTATTTGCCATTTGAGTATATACCCCTTTTAGTTCGAACTTGTAAGATTAATCGATCTCTTACGCTCGATAATATTTAGCCAAATTCGGCTATAAGGTATTATTAAATGAATATTTTTTAGAATTCGCCGCCGTCGACACTGATATCTACTTCTGAAATCGAATTGATTTCACCCGTTTCGTCTAGTGCTAGGATCACTGTTTTGCCAGCAGAACCGTATGTTCCACTAACATCTGTCGTATTAATTCTGCTTTCTTTAGAAAATACTAATGCTGTTATACCTGGTGTAACTACACCTTGTGTTATTAATGTCCACGAACTCTTACCTTGAGTGTTTCCTTCTTCTACATAAACTTTATTGCCGGCACTTAGTTCAAAAATGCTATCGGCATCTGTTGCTCTTGTTAGTCTGTTAGTTGCTGATGACCAAGAATATATACCATTTTGACTTTGATTAGACTGTCCTGCTAACAGCACTCTGTCTTTATCTGATAAAGTCATACCGTCAATGATAGAAACATTACCTGCTAAATTTACATTAGATCGTGTGACTACCCTAACACTATCTTTGTAATCAGATACTGCACTGACGAAATTTTTACCTCTAAATATTGGCATCTAAATATATTCCTGTCAATCTTTACGATTGGTATATGTTATTTATACTTATTTTAAAAGTAGAAAAGGACTCCGAAGAGTCCTTTTCATAGTTTACTAATAATATTAACTATTAGTATGTACCGCCGTCGATTGTACTTGATTCGTTTAGAATACCACCAGCAGTCAATGTGCTAGTAGAACTTACACGAACGAAGATATAATCGTTGGTTTCTGGGGCTGTATCAAACACGATACTTGATACATTGCTTGTTGTAGACAATGTATAAGAGTATGTAGGTGCTTGGATTAAACCGTTGATATACACTTGTGTGTTATCGATACTTGTAACTTCAACACCAGTGCTAAAGCTAGTTGCAGTACCGTCACCTGTGAAGTTCAATGTTGTAGCTGTAACGGCAATGTTCTGTGGAACGAATTCACCGCGAGCACTACTCCAAACTAGAGTGTAACCGTCTTGTAGTGCATCATCAGCATCAACGTCACTTAGGTCACGGATACTTGCGGCTGCAATACGATCATCTGCACGAGTGTTAGTGTAGTATAAGTTTACTGCACCTTCATCGATAGAATCAGTATCTGGTGTTACAAATGTCAATGTACCTGTAGCATAACTTAAGATGTTTGCATCATCAGTTACCAATGTCAATGCGTTTTGAGCACGAGCATTTGTAAAGTACAAGTTTGTTGAACCTTCACTGATATCATCAGTGTCTAATACAACATCATGGTCTTGACCGTTAACACTCCAAACAGCGGCCTGTGTACTGATAACACCAGTACTTGCATCATATGCAATGTTGGCACCGTTGCTTATAGTATTACGAGCACGACTTGTAGTGAAATACAAGTTTGTAGCACCTTCAGCAATTTCATCTGTTAAAACAGTGGCCAATGTGAATGTGAACACACCAGTTGATGTATTATAGCTCATTGCATCACTGTTATCAGTTGTTAAGCTAATTGCACTACGAGCACGGCTGTCTGTGAAGTACAAGTTTGTACCTTCTGTTACATTGCTTGTGCTTGGAGCAGAGATATTGATAACACCAGTAGTATTATCATAACTTAGGTTACCCCAACCAGTTGCACTGATACTTGCGCGAGCGCGAGCGTTTGTGAAGTACATTGTACCAGATGTTACAGTTGCATTTGGATCTTCAGTAACTTCGCTAGTATCTAAACCAGATAAGTTGAAGCTAAATTCACCAGTTGCACTATCGTAATCTAATACTGTGCTGTCACTTGTTGTCAAGCTGATAGCACTACGAGCGCGAGCATTTGTGAAGTACATTGTACCACTTGTTACTGTAGCATTTACATCTTCTGCAACTGCATCAGTACCAAAACTACCACTTGCACCTAGAGCAACTTCAACACCATTAAATGTAACGCTGTCGTTAGTTAAGCTAGTATTTGGAATATTTGCTAAAGCAAATACACCAGTTGCGCTAGTATATGTAATACCAGTATTGCTTGTAGCACTGAAGTGAGCACGAGTATCGGTTGCACTTGGACCAGTGTAAGAAATAACGCCAGTTGTGTCATCATAAGAGATAGTACCGTCGCCACTTACTTTAGTTGCGCTAATCGCTAAACGATAATCAGCATTGTCAGGACCAGTATAGCTGAATACGCCAGTTGGTTCGTCATAGCTGAAGTTACCATCGCCGCTTACTTTTGTAGCACTTACTTGACCACGAACATCAGCTGATGTAACTTTGGCATAAGTGAACACACCTGTAGCACTATTATAGCTTAAACCACCAAAGCCTGTTCCGCTTGTAGTAGCACTTAGGTGAGCACGAACTTCAGTTGAGCTTGGACCTGTATATGTGAATGCACCAGTTGCGCTGTCATAACTGAATGAACCATCACCGCCTGCATCAGTAGCACTTATTGCATCGCGAGCGCGAGCGTTTGTGAAGTACATTGTACCGCTACTTGTTGTTGCTGCCGGATCTTCAGTAACTTCGCTAGTATCTAAACCAGACAAGTTAAATGTGAACGCACCAGTTGAACTGTTGTAATCTAAAACAGAAGTATCGCTTGATGTTAAAGAAATGGCACTGCGAGCACGACTGTTCAAGAAGTACAAGTTAGTTTCTTCAGTAACGCTGTCAGTACCAAAAGATGTACTACCACCTAAAGAAACAGTTGCACCGTTAATTGTAACGCTGTTGTTTGTCAAGCTACTATTTGGAATAGCACTTAGAGCAATAACACCAGTTGAACTATCGTATGTTACACCAGTTGCGCTTGTAGCACTTACGCTACTACGAGCACGAGCTGTTGTGAAGTATAAGTTAGTACCTTCAGCCAATGCAGTAGTTGTGTGATTGCTGATATCGCTAACTGTACCAGTTACATTACCTGTAACATTACCAGTTACATTACCTGTTACATTACCTGTTACATTACCTGTTACGTTACCTGTTAGGTTACCGCTGAAGCCTGTGTTAGCAGTAATTGTAGTACCTGTAATAGCTGCCGCTGTTGCGCCACCAATTACTGTACCATCAATGTTACCGCCGTTGATATCAACTGTAGAGAATGTACTTGTACCTGTGCTTGTTACGTCACCAGTTAGGTTACCTGTAACATTACCAGTTAAGTCACCTGTTACATCACCTGTTACATCACCAGTTAAGTCACCAACAAAGCTAGGAGCTGTCAATGTAGTTGTTAAACTTAAACCACCAGTAATGCTAACGTCTTTGTTGAAGTTCCAGCTATCTGTACCACTTGCATAAGTGATTGTTGCACTAGCACCGTCAACTGTTAAACCAGCACCGTTAGCTTGAGCGGCAGTTGTGCTACCTTTAGCCAATGTCAAGTTCAAGTCAGCAATTTCAACTGTGTTAGATTGAATAGATGTTAATGTACCCAATACTGTTAAGTCACCACTAACTGTTACATCATTGAATGTAACGTCGTCAGTTGTAGCAACACTTTGACCAATTGCAATTTCACCAGTAGAACTTGTGTAAGTTACACCAGTACCACCTGATAATGTTGCGCGAGCGCGACTTTGTGTGAAGTACATTGTACCAGAAGTTACTGTTGCACTTGGATCTTCAGCTAAATCGCTGGTATCTTTGGCAGCTAATGCGCTGTCAAAACGTGCTTGTGTGTAGT